CCGCAAGGGCAGGTACATTTATAAGGAGGCCTCTATGGCAAATAAAAACGAACCTTTCGGTCTAAGAGCGATCGGAAAAGTTGGTCAAAATAGAGACAACCAAGGTTTAAGTGAATATAGTATCGCAAATAACTATGCGACTACTATTTATTTTCAAGATGCTGTAAAACCAGTAGCTGGCGGAACTATCGAACAAGCTGCAGCTGGAGACAGATTACTTGGATCACTTAATGGTGTTTTCTACACAGACCCAAATACAAGTAAACCTACGTTTGCTAATCACTATGCTCAAGTTGCAGCATCTGATATAGTAGCATTCGTAAGTGACGACCCATATGAAAGATTCGAAATCCAAACTGATATATCAACTGCTTCAGCGCAGACTGATGTATTCATGAATGCGGATATCGTTGTTTCAGCTGGTGTTGCAGCGAACTTTGTTTCTAACTCAATGTTAGATGACAATACGCTATCAACAGTAAGTGGTCAGTTAAAAATCATAGGTCCATCAACTAACATCGACAACAGTACAGTTGGCGCTGGTTATTTGAATTGGGTTGTGATGATTAACGAACACATATACAACTCTGCTACGGCAGGAATATAATAGTTAGAATAGGAGAAAAAACATGGCTATATCACGAGGACAACTAGTTAAAGAACTAGAACCAGGCCTGAATGCACTATTCGGACTGGAATATAAACGTTATGAGAATCAGCATGCTGAGATCTACACAACAGAAACTTCAGACAGAGCGTTTGAAGAAGAAGTTATGTTATCTGGTTTTGCTAATGCTGCAGTTAAACCTGAAGGTTCTGGCGTAACTTTTGACAATGCTCAAGAGACTTACACAGCTAGATACACTATGGAAACTGTTGCGCTTGCGTTCGCAATCACTGAAGAAGCGATTGAGGACAACTTGTATGATAGACTTGCGTCTAGATATACAAAAGCGCTAGCTAGATCTATGGCGAATACTAAACAAATCAAATCAGTAAATCCACTGATCAATGGTTTCGGAGGTGGTTTCACTTCTGGAGATGGAAGCAACTTGTTTGCAACTACTCACCCAACGATCGCTGGAACTGTGTCAAACACTTTGGCTACACAGGCTGACCTTAACGAAACTTCATTGGAGCAGTCTTTAATTGACATCGCTGCAATGACTGACGAAAGAGGTCTTAAAATTGCTGCTAGAGGAATGAAAATGATCGTTCCTTCTGAGCTTCAATTCCAAGCTGAAAGACTTATGAAGTCTCAAGGTAGAACTGGCACTGCTGATAACGATATCAATGCAATCGTTTCTATGGGAATGGTTCCTCAAGGTTACAGAGTGAACAATTTCTTAACTGATCCTAATGCGTACTTCTTCATCACTGACGTACCTAACGGTATGAAGTATTTTGAAAGAACACCTATTAGAACAGCAATGGAAGGTGATTTTGATACTGGAAACGTAAGATACAAAGCTAGAGAAAGATACAGATTCGGTGTATCTGACTATAGAGGTATCTTCGGATCTTCAGGAGCAAGTTAATCGTAATTTTTTGTGGCGGGACATAGTCTCGCCACAATTAGTAATTAGAAAGGTAAAATGACAAAATTTCTTGTAAATATCTGGGCTTATTATCATCACGCTAAATTTACTGTTGAGTGTGAAGATGATCAAGTTTCTCTAGAAAATGCTGTACTTGACAAGTTGGGAGAAAAAAGTATAGTTTGGGAAAATCTTGGAATATCTTATGATAACAAGATTAACAGAATAACTTATGAGGAAGTTATCGATGGAAAAAATGATGCAACACTTACAGGACCTTTACCAACAAAAGAGGGGTCTAGATTTACAGTGGGAGCAAGAGCATCTTAAAGAGGGTAGATATACTCTCGATATGGTTAAAATAGATCGAAAAGTTCGAGATGTTTTAAGTCATATTAAGATGGCAGAGGCGCAAAGAGAACACATGCGTAATAAAGTTGAAGACTCTGCTCCGCAAGTTTCCGTAGCTACTTAAACAAAAAGCTACATCGTTGGAAAAATTCACTCCACACTACAGGCTCTCTTGCACTCTACTCAAAACTAGTGTATAAAAAACTCACTGTATAATTTAATTAGTTTACATAGACGCGTACAGTCGACGGCCTAGAGACTATGTAGACGGAAACTAGGAGAATAATACTATGGCAAATACAACCTTTTCAGGACCGGTCATTTCTAAAAATGGCTTTATAACTACAGGCCCTGGAGCAACAAAAGCAATTAATTCTACTGGCTTAGGTGCAGCTGGCTTACCGCTAACTGTAAATGCTCATGCTGGAAGAATTTTAATTTCACAAGACGCAGATGGTATCTACAAGTTACCAAGCATTAACACTAATGCTAATGGAGCAACAGCAGGTGATACTGATTACAATAACCTAAATAACGTTGGTGCTACATTTATGTTTTACATAGATACACTAGCAACTGATGTTCAAATCATAACTGACGGAACTGATAAGTTCACAGGTGCAGCTATGATTGCAGTGAATGATGGAGCTAAAAAAGCTTTCTTCCCTGGCGCATCTAATGATGTTCTTTCTATGAATGGAACAACAACTGGTGGAATCGTAGGTTCAGTAATTACAGTTACTGCTTTAGAAGCAGCTCAATACTTGGTACACAATACTTTGATCTTAGGATCAGGAACTATTGTTACACCATTTAGCGATACGTAATAAATAATTAGTGTGGGGCTTCGGCCCCACATATAAATTTTAAGGAGATAAAAATTATGTCAACATTTGGATCAGCAATTGATGGAGTTGCAACTAACGTAACTACTGAAACTAAAACAGTCCAAACTGGAAGAACTAGAGTATATGGAGTTCATGTATCTGGTCCTAACCAAGCGGGAGTTTTAGAGCTTAAAGATGGTGGAGCAAGTGGAACATCAAAAGTAAAATTAAATAAGGGTGCTCATATTCATGATATGACAATTAATTTCCCTGCACCAATTTTATTTAAAACAGATGTTTACGCTGCATTTACTACTGAACAGATTACAGCTATAACTGTTTTTCATAGCGGCGGAAGTAACTCGTAGGAGGCAACTTGGCTTTTTCAGGCACAACTACATTCGAGAAAACATTCTCGATCGACGATATTATAACTGAGGCTTTTGAAAGATTAGGTTTCTTTGATTACTCAGGTAATGACCTGCGTTCAGCTAGAAGATCATTAAACATAATGCTTCAAGAATGGGACAACAGAGGTATCCATTTTTGGCAAGTTAGAGAACATGCATTTAGTTTAGTTAATGGTCAAAACGAATATGTAATTTATAGATCACCAAGCGATGGTGCATCAGACGGAATTACAACTACTTTAACATCTGCTATTATCGCAACGACTTTAACTATTCCTGTTGCTTCTGTGGCCCAGATGCCTGCTTCAGGTAAAATAAAAATCAATAATGAAATAATTCAATACAGTTCTATTTCAGGAAATAATTTAATTGTTGCTTCAACAGCTGATAGAGGAATCGATGATACAACAGCTGCTGGTCATGCACAAAATGATTCTGTAAATAACTTTGTAAACATGGCTTCTGATCTTTTAGAATCTAGTTACAGAACTTCTGCTAATGTAGATTCACCTTTATCAAAAGTAAACAGATCACAGTATTCAGCTTTTTCAAATAAAACTGCTACAGGTCAACCTTCTCAATATTGGGTACAGAGATTTATAGATAGAGTTACAGTAACTTTATATTTAACTCCAGGTACTTCTCAAGTTGGAGACTTTGTTTTCTTTTATTACTTACAAAGATTACAAGATGCAGGTAAATATACTAATGAAGCAGATGTAGTTAATAGATTTGTACCTTGTATGTGTGCCGGTTTAGCTTACTATGTATCACAAAAGAAAGCTCCTCAACGAACACAAGAAATGAAATTACTTTACGAAGATGAATTACAAAGAGCGTTAGCTGAAGACGGTTCATCTGCGAGTGTTTACATATCACCTAAAACTTATTATCCGGAGATCTAATGGCAAAGTTTGCAAAAGGGAAACACGCTTTAGCAATCTCTGATCGAAGCGGATTAGCTTTTCCGTGGAGAGAAATGGTAACAGAATGGAATGGTGCATTTGTGCATTATTCAGAATATGAACGTAAGCAACCACAACTTGAGCCAAGACCATTTGTTGCTGATCCTCAAGGTTTAGAAACTGCTAGACCTGCAAGAACAGAATTTGGAACTACAGATTTTTTACCTCTTAATCCTTTTACAACAGCTTCAAGTTCAACTTCAGTAACTGTATCAGAACCAAACAGTGCAAGAGTAAATAATGACATTGTAAGATTTCAAGCAGTTAAATCTCAAACTGTTGGTGGTGTAGCAAAATCTACATTAGAACTAACTACAACTTTAGCTTCAAACATAACTGCAACTGATACAACTATTTCATTAACAGATGCTTCAGCGTTTCCTACGTCAGGATTTTTTATGATTGAAAAAGTAGATGTATCAGATGATGGAGATTCTTATTTTAACAACGAAGTTATTCAATACACTGGTAAATCAAGCAATGATTTAACAGGATGTGTAAGAGGAACTAACTCACAATTTAGAGGAGTTCTACCTAAAAATACAACTGCTAGCGCTCATAATTCAGGTGCAATTATTGTTGGCGGTTATTCAATAACTATGATACAAACAACTCAACAACAAGCAGGCCAACCTTCTACAATAACTTTAGAAAATAGTTATACGTTTAACTTGGTTTCAAATGCTTCGAGTACAGAAACAGGAGGAGGTATTCAAGTTTTAGCTGGACCACTGGATACTAAACAAGGATGACATACACAGAATTATTACAAAAAATCAGAGATTATACAGAAGTTGGATCAACAGTATTATCTGACACTATTTTAAATGGTATTATTCTTGATGCAGAATATAGAATATTTAGAGATGTAGATTCTGATAACAACAGAAGATATGCAACAGCTAATTTAATAGCTTCTACTAGATTTATAGATGCTCCAACAGATGCTTTAATAATTAGATCTGCTCAGATTGTAGACTCTGAGTTAGCTGATGGAAATACTAATCAAGAAAGAGATTTTTTACAATGGAGAGACACAAGTTTTATGTCTGAATTTAATCCAACTGCTGTGACTGGTGTACCAAAATATTATAGCTGGTGGGACAAAAATAGAATTATCGTAGCTCCTACACCTGATCAAACTTATATAATTCAGTTAAATTATATCTTGAAAGATCCCGGATTATCGAGTACAAATACAACAACATATATAAGTACAAACTTTCCCAATGGACTTCTGTATGCATGCCTTGTCGAGGCTTATGGTTTTCTAAAAGGGCCACAAGACCTCTTGCAATTATACGAACAAAAGTATAAACAAGTGGTAGAAGGCTTCTCTATTGAACAAATGGGAAGAAGAAGACGAGATGAAT